AAAATGGTTCTCGACGCGCTCGAGTGTGTCATGTTCCAATCAATAGGGGACGCGTTCGCGTACGCCAACGGGAATATTCCGGTCATGCTTTCACTCATGGATAAGGCTTTACACATGGATATTACAGGTCCCGTCATCGAACGGTCAAAGAGTCAACTCTACGTAACCCGAAACTACCTCGACGTTGCACAAACCAAAAATACAACCGCGTGGTTCATGGAATACGCATTTAAAACGCGAACGCCAACGCCCGTCGTTCACGCCGCCATTAACGCGCGAACCTCGAGTCAATACGCCAAGTTTAGCGAAACGCGACAAACGTATAACACATTTTATGACCCGAACGTTATTCTCCAAACCGTTCGGTTCTGTTACGCGATGGCGTATTACGAGTGTCGCCAACTCTCGAACGGGAAAGTTACCGCGTGGGTACAAAACTCGAACGCGGCGTGTCCCATGTTTGAAATCCACGATCCCATGGTTATCATGGATACCACCGTCGAGTACGTAAGGTCGTTTGTCATGCACTGCGTGCACTGCGGGATTCCCGTTCCGACAGTGCAGGCCGCGTTAAGTCAATACGATTTCATGAAACAAGAACGAACGTCGATGAATTTTATCGCGTCTTTGAGGAATGTTTAAGTTTAAGCGTTTTTCGTGAATTATTTTTCACCGCATATATAAAAAGATGTTCCTAACGAACTGGTTAATGGTCACCAGGATAGTGGCAGCTTCGGTAATAGAAGCCGTCGATTACCCGACCCCAGAAGAGTTTTTTCTCGCCTTCGATGGAACGAATACACTCTTTATGTATGGAGGTTCTAAAGACACATCTTCTACATCTAACGTGGCTATTTATTACGACGGGTACAAACACGAAACGGGGAACGCGTACCCCGTGGTCCTCTCGGAGCCCGGGGAGTACAAAGCCTTGGTCGATGTGTGCGGAACGCGGTATCTGACGGAGGCTGTGACGGTGGGGGCGGTAAGTGCATCCACCCAACTCACCTACAACAACTATAACAAACTCACCGTAGCTAACACGAGTAACGCGAACGTCGAGACCAACCTGCGTCTAGGTGCCAATACGTGGGATATCGCGACGGGTAGCAACGTCTGGATATGTAAACCCGGGGACTATAAGTCATTCACGGTGGATCCGGACGGTCAAACGGCGTACTTTGGGAATGTTACGGTGGGGACGGTTTCTCAACATCCAACGGATGTTGCTTCCATCACCTCCGTAACCTCAACTGGTACCCTCGCCTTCCACCACGGGAATTTCGATAACGTGTATGGCGACGGCAGCGTGTCCACCGCCGCGACAAATGGACACGTATATGCAGATACCCCTTTGGGAACGTATAGTTGGGGGACCCTGACGGTAAATACCACGACGACTTCGAATACGACGTATGAGTGGACACCTCTATTAACGGTGGTGGCGGATGTGTTGATGGTCGCGGGTGGTGGTGGGGGTGGTGGGCACATAGGTGGTGGTGGTGGTGCGGGTGGTCTTTTACACTATACGAACCAGTATTTAAGTGGACAAAAGACGATTACTATTGGTAATGGTGGTATAGGTGGTGTAGGCTATAATTATACTGGACAAGATGGAAGAAATGGAATTGATACAACGTTTACGGGGTTAACAACCGCTGTTGGTGGTGGTGGTGGTGGTGGACACACCAGTGCTGCTGCTAAATCTGGTGGTTCGGGTGGTGGCGGAGGTGGTGGTCTAAACTCAGATAGTGGTGGTGCGGGGACGTCTGGTCAGGGTAATGATGGTGGTTCTAATTATGCCAATCATGCCGGTGGTGGAGGAGGTGGTGCCGGCGGTGTTGGTGGTTCTGCACCGAGTGAAACTCAATCTGGAGATGGTGGTATTGGTCTAGATAAATCATCTACTTTTGGTTCTTTATATGGTGATGGTGGGTACTTTGCATCCGGTGGGGGTGGTGCTGGCAGGGAAGATTATACTTTGGGAGTTGTTTATCAAGGTGGTGGTTCTAGAGGGGTGGAAGAGACAAATGCATTTGCTAGTGCGGCACAAAAACATACGGGTGGTGGTGGTGGTGGTGCTTATGGAACGACAACTTCAATTCATGGTGGTTCAGGCGGCTCCGGTATCGTCCTCATCTCCGACGTACCCTTCACATCCACCGCTACCCCTTCCCTCACCTACGACGGGTACAACAAGCTCACCACAATTGGTGGATACGCCGACCAAACCCTCTACAAAGACTCCAACTCGTGGAGTCTCGGCACAGCCTCCGACGTATACATCGCCGAATCCGGGGAGTATATTTACTTTACGCGGGATACGGCGACAGCCTTTTTGGCGAATGTTAGTGTGGGGGTGGTCTCTCAACATCCTACGGATGTTGCTCCTTCCCTCACCTACGACGGACTCAATTCGCTTAAAGTTACCGGTGCCGAAGCCTCGTCCTACATCACCTACAAAGCCTACGAGTCTAATAAGTTCTTGGCGTGTGGTACGGATCTCACCACGTACCCTTTATCCAAAACGGGTAACTATAAAGCGGAAATTGCGGGTTCGGGCACGTTTACGCTCACGAGTAATGTATTAGTACCCGCAACAAATATCGTACCTTTATACCAGTACCCACCTACGGATGGGACGACGAGTGGTGTTACGGAAACTGTAACGGCCGATGTAAATTCCATATGGACCGTATCAGGTGCTGGTTACGGTAACGGTTTGTACCACGCACAGGCGAGTGTGGCAGCTACCTCGACGTCTGTTACGGCCTACCACGCGTTTGACAATAATCTCACGGCGGGTTTTGAAACGACATCGTCTACTATAGGAACACTCAGGGTCCAATTACCGTCCGCGGAAACCGTCCATAAGTACGTCGTATGGCCTAAGGCGGCAGACGGGAACCGACCCAAATCCTGGATCATTGAGGGGTCCCAAGACGCGGCGACATGGACTACCATCCATACGGTTACGGATAGTCCCCCGAGTCTCTCGGGTGACATCCACGAGATATCCTCACCGGCCGCTTACGTATACTACAGAATCAACGTATCGGCAAATAACGGGGGTACGGGTCTGGAAATTGCCGAACTGGTGTTGTGGGGTGATGTGGCCTTTAGTATCACGTTCAGTGATGGGTGGGTGACGACGGATGGATCCGATACGATTCCTATCGGAACTTCTTATACGCTTCCCACGTACACCAGTTCACTTCCTGTAAAGGTTACAGGTGCGTCCGACTTAGATGTTAATACGGCGGGAACTTATAAGGTGGTATATACCTCCATAGGCATAGACGAATTGGCGCGAAGAGTCGTGCGTCAGTTTGTGGTGGAGTACCCCGCGATCGCTTTCCACTACGCAGGTTTCGTCGCGACCGATTATAACAGCACGTACGCCACGAAGGAGGCGGCTGCCGCGGATGGGTTTGTTTACGCGGATACACCGGATGGTACGTATTCATGGGGAACCCTCACGGTCACCTCCAATACCACGTCCAATACACAATATACGTGGACACCGGTTACGGCGATCACGGCAGATGTGTTGATGGTCGCCGGTGGTGGTGGGGGTGGGGGTGCAGTGAGTGCGGGTGGTGGTGGTGCGGGTGGCGTCATACATACAGAAAATATGTCGCTGTCTGGAACAAAAACGATTATTGTAGGTAATGGTGGTGAAGGTGGGTATGGTGCTGATATTAATCCTTCAAGTCTCCGAAACGGATTAAATGGTTCGAATACAAGTATAGATAATCTCAATGCATCCGGAGGTGGTGGTGGAGCAGGTATGTCTTCAAGTTCCGGTTTGTCTGGTGGTTCAGGTGGTGGTGGAAGAGATGGAAGTGGTGGAAGTGGTACATCCGAACAAGGAAATGACGGTGGTAGTAGCAATACCCTAAACGCTGGTGGAGGTGGTGGAGGTGCTGGTGGTACCGGTACAAACGGAGATACTTCTGCAGCTGGTTCCGGTGGTATTGGTCTATACAAATCATATATTTTTGGAACGATGTATGGTGACAGTGGTTGGTTTGCATCTGGTGGTGGTGGTGGTGGTAGATCGGGTAGTTCCGTTTCTGCAGGAACTGCCTCACTCGGCGGTGGTGCTTCGGGTACAACGACTTCTATAAAACCTGATGACGCTCAAAAACACACAGGTGGTGGTGGTGGTGGTGCAGGATACTCTGGTGGTAACAGTTTACAAAACGGTGGAACCGGTGGCTCCGGTATCGTCCTCGTCAAGCGCACCGCTTAAAAATACCAAACTATACGACAAAACTTTTTAAAATGTGGGACACACATTTTAAAAAGCCAATAAAATACAAAACAAATGCCTTACCACTTGGCCACGCGAGCTCGTTAGATAAAATAAATGCTCGCGACATGCGAATCGTTTGCTAAATTTGTAAAAACACGTTTAAAAACGTTTCAGCTTCGTGTTTCGTTCTGAACGTTCCCAAATGTTTATGTTTATATTTAACATACCATGTATTTCTCGAAGCATGTATACATCCAACAGTTCTTTTATTTGAACCTAAAGGTTTAACAAAGTTTTCTGGATCTTTCGTATATTCTTTTAAAACATTTATAACTTCTTCTTTAGTTTTAAAAGAACCCTTTGATAAATAAATGGTTTTATTATTAATTGTTATTCTCGGTACATAATTATTACCTCTCATAAGTACAGAACCCAAATACCCGTTTTTATGTAAATTGTAATTTGACATACCCTTAGATATATGGGTTTTTAGTGCTTGTGATAATTTCTTTTTATTGTTTCCACCTGAACTACAATTGTATCCATATGGTGCTAATGAATTGTATTCCCTTATCCAATATATTTCTCTTTCGTCGAGTATTTCATCAGGTATTTCTTCGATGACTTCATATTTCATTTCATCTCCATACTTATCTATAGCTCTTTTAAGTAATGTACAGTTCGTACTACTTTTTTTGTGTCCTTTAATCCGTTCATGTAAAGTTTTTACAGTCTGACCTATGTATACTTTACCCGACGGTGATGTAATCTTATAAATACATCCCATCCTTAATATTCCATATATTTTTATATTTTAATAAAAAAAACTCCTCCGCTGCGAATCGAACGCAGATTGCCTGGTTAACAGCCAGGAATATTAACCATTATATGACAGAGGATGTGATATGATACACGCCCTTTCGGACCAGAGCCTTAATCTGGCGCCTTAGACCACTCGGCCACGGTATCACGAAATTATAATGTCTGTACTCTTTAAGTAAGAATGTTCATACCGATTTTAATATCGATTCTTCTACTGGTACTCGTTACACTTTTGTTACGTCGTTCCCGTCGAAACCCAGAGTATAAGTGTTTTCTTCTCACCCTGGAAACATCAGCCGACCGACGTGAAAAGTTTCTCGATCATTACGACAGTTCCGTACCTCTAGAAATCATATACGGTACGGATACCAGGAAACTCGAAAATGCCAAAAAGTACCAAAAAATAATCGAACCGAACTATTACCGCGAGGCGTTAAAACTTCACTATAACGCAAACAAAACGCGACCGGATATTACCTACTTCAATTTGGGGGCTATTGGGTGTTACATGGGCCACATGGAGTTTTACCGAAGGTGTTTCGATCAAAACCTCAAGTACGCGGTTATTTTCGAAGATAACGTTATCATAAAAGATAAGCGCGTTTACCGGGAAATTCAGGACGTTATAAACAAAAAGGGTGACGATTTCGAAATGTGTTTCTTCCACTGCTTATCTCGATACCCGGATAAGGAAAGTGACGAAAAGAGCGGACTCGAACGCGTTAAGTGGATTTCGAGTACCAAGTGTTACCTCATACACGTCGATAACATGAAAAAATACTATAAATATTTCTTCCCCATAGATAATCACGTCGACATGAAACACGAAGATATAATCGCGCGAGGTGCGCGTGTTTACTATAAGGATCTCAG